ACATGAACATCATCCTGAGTTCGTTCGACGCGCTGCTGTGCATCCTGGTTGTAGGCGCCGCGGCTGAATACCTGCGCAAGATCCACCCATTCGAACAGCCGGTGCTGGCGATCGCCTTCTACCTCGTAGCCATCGGCGCATTCGGCGGCCTCGCTAAGGCCATCCACGGGTTTACCCCATCGCTCTACGTGGTCCTCATGCACGCCGGAGTTGTGCTGTACGCCTGGGCTCGCCGCGACCATGTATTCGATCCAGTCGGAGCGGTTCAGAAATGAACCCCTTCAAATCACTCCTCGCATGGATTGCGGCCCCCTTCAAGATCGAGATCCCTCAGATGAACATCACCGCTCCTGCAACTGCACTGCTCGTTGGTGCCACCATGCAACTCACTGCCAGCGAATCTTCTGGTTTTACCTCCAGTGACTCCTCTGTTGCCACCGTCGACTCTGCCGGGTTGGTTGCTGGTGTGGCCGCTGGATCGGTGACCATCACCGCTATCTCTTTGAGCGATGCGACCCAGACTGCAGCCTTAGGGTTGACCGTGACCGCGATGGTTGCTGTTGGTTCTGCTGATGTCGATGATCCGAAGAAGGGTGAGCCTGCAGTAAATACCGACGTTCTGAAAAAGCTTTTGTCCTTCATGGGGCACGACGTTGAGCACTGCTGGGACGAAATGATCGCACTGGCGAAGAAGGTGCTGTAATGGCGAATCCTAACAGCATAAAGAAGCCAGTCGACACGATGGAGTTGGTGGCTGGCGAGGCGATCTGCTTTCAGCCAACTGCCCAGCAACGAGCGCTTTCAGAGCTGCTTCTGCTTCGGTGTGGCGATACTCGATTGATTGGTAGCCAGATGATCGAGCAGGCCAAGCTCTGTGGGCAGGCGGTCAAAGTAGCGTTTGAAGAGCTGGGCAACGAAGCCGATCCTAAGGAATAACGTCATGGCCAGTCCGATCGCCATCTCTGTGCGCGCCGATGTTAAAGAGTTGAGCAAAAAGCTAACGGCATTGGCCCACAAACAGCTTGGGTTCGCCACGGCGCTGGCACTGACTGAAATCGCCAAGGAAGTTCAGGCTGAAGAAATTGCGAACATTACTGCGACGTTCAAAAAGCCACGGCTATTTACCCGGCGTTCGGTCGGCATGCGTGGTGCCACAAAGAGCACCTTGACCGCAATCGTCTTCGTCAAACCTATCGCGGCGAAATACTTGGCGCCATACGAAGATGGAGGCATTCACGTTCTGCCAAGCAAGAAGTTGCTGAACCCCAAGGACATCAAGCTCGACAGCTTTGGACAGTTACCCCGCAACATCTTGGAGAAGCTTCGTTCGCGTCCGGACATTTTCATTGGGCCAGTCAAGGCTAAGTCGGGAACTATCAATGGCGTATGGCAGCGCATACCTCCGAAAGTGGGGCAGAAGGCAAGACGCGGCCGGTCTGCGGCTGCTGCCCAGCCAGGACATTTAAAGTTGCTGATCCGATTCGGTGAAGCACTCGCCGTCAACAAGCGACTCAATTACCGCGCCCGGGCAAACGCCATCATCAACAGTAAATTTAAGTCTGCGTTCGACAAGGCAATGTCCAAGGCGTTGGCAACGGCCAGGTGATAGGGGCGGATAATGATCATCTTCCTTGATATCGATGGTGTCATCTGCACCCGAAAAGGTGCTGGTTGGACTATTGATGGTCGCCCTCTTTTTCGCAGTCTCGTTCGTCGCCCGGTGCGTGCGATTGATTCAGTTGCGATGCGACATCTCAATGATCTGTGTGCGCGATCCGGTGCTGATGTTGTGGTTTCAAGCATGTGGCGAATTGATCGTGATGTGCGAGCGATCTTTGTTCGGCGTGGGTTCACTGGTCGGTTCCATGAGGATTGGCGTACTGATGCAGATGGGCCGTTGAGGTCTGATGAAATTCGTCGTTGGCTCGTCGATCATGACAATCCAACCCACGTCGTTATCGATGATCAGCTTCAGCAGTTGCTTGAGATCGCGCACCGGGTGGTGCTGACCAACAACTACTGCGGACTGACAGGTGCCGACGTGATGCGCGCCGCACAGGTACTGGGGTTTCAGGGCTGACAACGCGCCTCGCACCAAATTGGTGCTGGAAAGGGCCGGGTGACCGTCTGTCGGGGTGGGCACCCCCCCCTCAATGGGTCCCTCCCCGCCCTTCTGGCATCGAGGGCATTGCGCAGTTTTCTGTTTCTCTAGCTGAGAAATTTTTCAATTTGGGTAACAGGTAACAAGGCGACCCATGAACCAGAGCGAATTTGCGGCACTCCACGGCGTCAGTCGAAAGACGGTCACTAAGTGGAAGGAGCGCGGCTGGCTTGTGTTTGAGGGAGGTTCGCTCGACGTCGACGCTTCAAATGCGCTGATCGCAAAATACCGGCGAGACGGCATCGATGTTGTTACCCAAGAGGATTCGGGTAACAGCTCGGCAGTCCCGGCCAAGGCCGTTACCCGCGCTTCCGCCAGGGTAACAATCAAGGCTGGCGAAACGATCGAGCAGGCCACCACTCGGATCCTGATCGCGACCGGCGCCAACATGAATGTCGATGAGGCGAAGCGGGTTAAGGAGAACTACCTGGCCCTGCGCGAGCAGCTCGAATACGACCGTGAATCGCGCCTGGTCGTGGCTGTCGAGGACGTGACCCGCGCCGTCGGCGAAGAATACGCGAAAGTCCGAACTTTGCTGCTGGCCATCCCATCGGAGAATGCCCCTCGGATTCATCGTCTGAAGACAGTGCTGGAGGTCCAGGACGCTATGTATGGACTTATCGTTGAAGCGCTCGAGGAGTTGACCCGTGACGGAGAAGGGATCAGCCGATGAAGCGCGCCGCTACGCGGAGGGTCATGCAGCCCTGAAAACAGGCCTGCTCAAAGCTCGCCGCCGCAACATACAGCCACCACCGAAGCTGACACTCAGCCAGTGGGCGGCCGAGCACGCAAGGCTATCCGGGGAAACCAGCGCCCAGACAGGTAGATTTCATGCGTTCCCGTACCAGAACGGAATCATGGACGCGATCACAGACCCCTCGGTCGAAATGGTCACTGTGCAGAAGTCGGCGCGGGTGGGTTACACCAAGATCATGGACCATGCTGCAGGGTTCTTCATTCACCAGGACCCGGCCCCCGTTCTTGTTGTTCAACCCCGGGTAGAGGACGCGGAAGACTACAGCGTCACTGAAATCGAGCCGATGCTCCGGGATACCCCGGTGCTGAAGGAAATCGTTGGGGACCTCAAGAAGAAGGACTCCAAGCAAAAGATCAACAAGCGGATGTTCCGCAACGGCGCTTCGATGGCGTTCGTTGGCGCGAACAGCCCTGGCGGCTTTCGGCGGATCACTGCGCGAGTGGTGATGTTCGATGAGGTCGACGGCTATCCCGTAATGGGAGCCGGCAAGGAAGGCGACCAGATCAAGCTGGGCATTAAGCGGACTGAAAGCTTCTGGAACCGGAAAATCATCATGGGCAGCACGCCCACGGTGAAGGGCGAAAGCCGGATTGAAAAGAGCTACGCGAACAGCGACCAGCGCAAATACTTTGTCCCATGCCCGCACTGTGGTGAATACCAGGTGCTGGAATGGGGTGGCCCTGACACTCCCTACGGCATGAAATGGGACAAGGACGAGAACGGCGTCGGAATTCCCGAAAGCGTGTTCTACGCCTGCAAGGCCACCGGCTGCGTTATCCATGAAGTTGATAAAGACGAAATGGTCGAGCGGGGCGAGTGGCGGCCGACCAAGCCATTTACAGGCCATGCTGGCTTTCACATCTGGGCCGGCTATAGCCTTTTCGTCAATGCTGCCTGGCACAAGCTTGTAGCAGAGTGGCTGGAGGTCAAGGACGACCCGCTGATGCGGCAGACCTTCGTCAACCTGGTACTGGGCGAGACCTACGAAGACCGCGGTGATCGTGCGTTGCAGGAAGACAAACTTGCCGCACGCTGCGAAGTGTGGGGCGCCGAGGTCCCCGACGGCGTTGCTGTCGTAACCGTGGGCGTCGACACCCAGGGCGATCGTTTCGAATGCGAAGTGGTCGGCTGGGGTACCAACGAGGAAAGCTGGTCCATCGACTTTCACGTCATTTCCGGCGACATGGAAACGCCTGATATATGGAACGAGCTCGATGCTTACCTGAAGCGAATCTGGTACCGGGCCGACGGCAGGGGTTTTGAGGTCATGGCGGTGTGTCATGACTCCGGCGGACACCACGCCCAAAAGGTTTATGACTTTGCCAAAGCTCGTATCGGTCGTCGTGTCTG